TATCTTAAGTGACGACTCCTTGAATGAGCGACAAAAAAATAAAATTGTTGAAGCACTAAAGAAAACTAACTCATTTGATGAGGCTAAAACTATCTATGAGACATTGAAAAATGCAGTGTCTGGGTCTGCACGTAACTACGACCCGGAAACGAAATCACTGAATGAAGCAATGTCAGGTAGGATGTCACCGTTTCTCGTTCGCGAAAGGCGAAATAACGAGAGAAAAGAGGATGTTGCAGCAGAGAGATTCAAAAAGTTAGCAGGTATAAAATAAATTAAAACATTCATTTAAGGAGAATATAAAACTATGTCAGTTTTTAAAAATCTAACAGAAGGGCTTGTGGATCGTAATCTTTCCAGAGAAACACCAGCAATGCTCAAAAAGTGGGAAACCACTGGCCTTCTTGAAGGCTTAACAGACGAAGCGCAGCGATCAAACATGGCTGTACTTCTTGAAAACCAAGCGAAGCAATTGCTTCAAGAAACTACCACGATGTCAGGAGGTGATATTGAAGGATTTGCAGCGGTAGCATTCCCACTCGTAAGACGAGTGTTTGCTGGTCTCATTGCAAATGAGCTGGTATCAGTCCAGCCAATGAACCTCCCTTCAGGATTGATTTTCTTCCTGGACATCACCAAAGAAGCTCCTAGTCTTGACTATGATGCTGACGACACCCGCGACGGTCTTAAGACTGGCGAGCGTCATAAAGAATCAGTTTACGGTGGCGGAGTAATCGGTCGTCAACAACTTGATGGTGTAACTCTCGGTGGTGCAAACGACCAAGGTTTCCGCAACCTCCGTCAAGGTTTTACATCTGCTCGTGGTGCAGTCAAGGCTGACAAAGCTGGTATCACCGCTACTATATTAACATATGCCGGAAACGCTTCTGAGGAAGTGAAGCATGCAGTTCGGACACAGCTAGATTACGATCTAGATGTCATTACAGCACTTGAGGCAGGCAAAGATATCACTAAAGTGACTATTACGGCTGCTGAACTTGCAAACGCCGCTGAATGTAGTCAACACCCAATCCAGTCACCCGAAGGCTCCTGGGCGAGACGAATGGGTCCATCAATGACTCACTTGAATTTGACGCTGGAAAATTCGCAAGAAATTGCAGGACACACTGTTATTCGTAGGCTAACAAGAATTCAGTCCAATGGCGACTTGACAATTTTCTTACAGGCTGCCGCATCAAACACTGCTGACTTCAGCGACGACACAGACAGAGCAGTTGAGTTTGCAATGGCTGACAATATCACAGAAGCGTCATCTACTCACCACAACGGCGTTGCTCCTAACACTGACACGCTAGGTGCTCTCATGGGTGATTACGCATGGGAAATGGAAGGCACTCGCGCTATTCCAGAAATCAACATCAAAGTTGATTCTGCAGCGATTACTTCCACAAGCCGTAAGCTCAAAGCTTCTTGGACTCCAGAATTGGCACAAGATCTTAACGCTTACCAGTCTGTTGATGCAGAAGTAGAACTTACTGGCATTTTGTCAGAAGAAATCGCTCTTGAGATTGACCAAGAAATTCTTGGTGACCTCATGAGAGGTGCAAAGGCAGCAACTTATTACTGGTCTAGAGCCCCAGGTCGCTTTGTTAACAGAGAGACAGGCGCTTCAATGGCAACTGATGCAGTCTTCCCAGACTTCACAGGTACTGTTGCAGAATGGTATGAAACCCTAGTAGAAACCATCAATGATGTATCTGCTCAGATTCACCGTAAGACACTTCGAGGCGGAGCAAACTTTATTGTAACCTCTCCAGAAGTAGCAAACGTTCTTGAAGGAACAGCAGGTTTCCGTGCTAAAGTAACACATGATACAGATAAAGGTCAAGCAGGTCCATTGAACGTAGGTTCTATGAACTCTAAGTTTGAAGTTTATGTGGATCCTTACTTCCCACGTAACATGATTCTAGTAGGTCGTAAAGGCAGTTCATTCCTCGAAAGCGGATATGTATATGCCCCATATGTGCCACTACAAACAACACCAACCATTTTTGACCCGAATGACTTTACCCCTCGTAAGGCGGTAATGACTCGTTACGGTAAAAAGATGGTTCGTCCAGATATGTACGGACTAGTTATTGTTCGTGATTTGCAGACTGTTGTATAATCAAAACAATAAAATAATAGAATAATAAAAAACCCCGGCATAGTCCGGGGTTTTTTACTTTTAGAATCTAATTAAGTAAAAATTGAGGAACTAAAGTGGGCATAACAGAATTAACACCAACATCAAAAACCAACACTATAGTTCTGTCACCAAGTGCTGCAATAAATGACATTGTTGAAGATCTTGTCCCTCTTGGAGTATATACTCCAAGTGATGCCAGTCTGAGCGACGAAAAGGATGCTTTCGTTGCAGGAGCGAAACAACAAATTAATTATGTTTATAATAAACTTGGCGGAGAAGTAATAGATATAGAAATTACGAACGGACAAGTATATTCATCATACGAGCAAGCTTGCGTGGTCTATTCTAAAATAATGAACATGCATCAAGCCGAGAATGTTTTGTCTAACGTACTAGGTTCAACAACAGCATCATTTGATGCCAATGGACAAGTAAGCGACTTCGGTCGCACCGGAGAGGTTGGAGCAAACGACAATCTAAACTTAAAATATCCAAAGTTTGACTTTTCATATGCTCGCCGAGTAACAGAGGGAATCTCTTCCGAAGCCTCCCTTGGTGGAACAAATCCAGTATACTCTGCCTCTATAGACTTGACACCCGGTCAACAAAACTACGATCTCCAGAAATTAATGCAAGACCAATCACTAATCGATGGCAGCGAGTTTAAAGATAAAATTAACAACGCTCATATACTTATTAAGAAGGTTTATTATAAAACCCGCCGCGCATCATGGAATTTTTTCGGCATCGGTGGCGGCGGACTAAGACTCTTGAGTGGACAAGGTGGTTATTCACAACATGCTGACGCCTCAACCTTTGAAATAATACCTGTGTGGGAAAACAAACTTCAAGCAATCAATTACGAAGATCACATTAAAACAAGAACATCCGATTACTCATATGAAATAAAAAACAACTGGTTGAAACTATTTCCGTGCCCAACTCCAAACAGTGGCGACAAAATCTGGATTGAATTCCAAGTTCCAGCCGATGTTTGGTCCGATGATAACTCTGGAAACATTGGCTTGGATGGTATTAATAATATGAACAATCTCCCATTCGAGAACTTACCATACTCAAGTATTAACCAGATTGGCAAGCAGTGGATTAGAGATTACTCTTGCGCTTTAAGTAAAGAGATGGTAGGAATAGTTCGTTCAAAGTTCTCCTCTATCCCGACTCCTGGCGGAGAAGTGACTCTAGATGGTCCAGCAATGATTTCAGCAGCAAAAGAAGAAATGGAAAAACTTGCAACCGAACTTAAGGAAACCTTAGAGAAACTTACTTATTCGAAACTCATGCAATCAGATACAGAGATTCTTGATTCATCTAAGAAGATTATTTCTGATGTTCCAAACCTCATATACGTAGGGTAAGAAATGTCAGACGATGATAATAAATGGGAACAACCAGAGAACGCTCCCCCTCCTTTGTTCACAGGAGAAAAAGAGAGAAACTTAGTCAAGCAAGTTAATGATGAATTAATAGAAAAGATAATAGGTCAGACTATTTTATACTTTCCATTAAGTATCGACGATACAGAATATCATTCACTTTATGGCGAAGCCATCAGAAAAAATTTCTTACCCCCCATCCGTGTTCATGCCCTAATTGAATGGAATGATTACGAAACTAAATCAGGAACTTTTGGTGTCGATCGCATCGCTTCTATAGAGGTCCGATTTCACAAAAAGAGACTCACTGAAGACCAAGAACTCTACGTTAGAGAGGGTGATTTCCTGCAATATGATGGTTCTTATTATGAGATTACAGAGCTTAAAGAGCCACGTAAGCTTTTCGGACAAGATGGCCAAAGTTTTGAAATAATAGCAACTTGCAAGAAAGCAAGGGAAGGCTTATTTGATGGCAGATGATATAAAAGAAGAACACTATCTAACACCCTCTACGATTGAGACTATTGATTACGCTTTGTACGAGTGGATTGATAAAGAGATGGACATCTCAACAAACACCAACAAAGGTTTCCAGAAGGTACCTGTCCGATGGACAGCTGGCGAAAGAGCCTGGATGACGAAAAAGAATTCCAACCTAAGAGATAAAGATGGTACTGCTATACTTCCTCTAATTTCAATCGAGAGAACAGCAGTAAATAAGGATCCTAATAAAAAAGGATCAGTGTGGGGAAATATACCACCGATCTTTAAAGATGAATATGGCGGAACCATAACGGTCGCCAAGAGAATTAAACAAGATAAAACTTCGATATTCACCAGAGCTGCTAATCATCGCAGAACAGGAAAAATAAATATAAAAACCGAAAAGAAGCCAAAAGTGGTATATGAAACCCTCTCTATCCCAATTCCAGTATATATTGAAGCTTCTTACAAGATATCTATCAGGACTGAGTACCAACAACAAATGAACGAGATTGTCCAACCTTTCTTTACTCGACCAAGAGGAAACAATATTGTCTATGTCAAATATGACGGACACACTTACCCTGCTTTTATTGAAGGGGATTTCTCTCTCAATAATAACACAGCAGAACTCGGCTCAGATGAGCGCACATTTTTGACAGAAATAAACATTAGAGTCTTAGGGACTCTCTTAGGCGATGGCGTTAACCAAGAGAAGCCGCGCATATCAAAACGCGAATCAATTGCTGAAATCAAACTACCTAAAGAATCTGAAATAATTAATTAAAAATATTATTCTTTTGGGGAAAAAACAAACTACTTATACTGTAAAGATACATTTTCATTTATTGGGAGAAATCAATGTCAATCAAGCAGTTTAAATTTGTTTCACCGGGTGTTTTCGTTAACGAAATTGACCAAAGCCAAATCCCCCGACAACCAGAAGATATAGGGCCAGTCATTATAGGCCGAGCACAGCGTGGACCCAACCTCATTCCTATTACATGTCAGTCATACGAAGAATTCTTCACCATCTTTGGCGAGTCATCCCCAGGACTTGGAAACTCCGATGCATGGAGAAACGGATCAGATGCATGTCCGACATACGGATCTTACGCAGCACAAGCATATTTCCGTAATGGCGGCCCAGTTACTTTTGTTAAACTGGCCGGACTAGGAACAACCGCTAACCCAGCTGGCTGGTCTGCAACAAAGACTTTTGGCTTATTTGTTGGAGACGGAACAGGGAGAAAGATGTTGGCTGCAGTTTTTTACTCAACAGACGCAGGCGCAACTTTTGCATATGACGACACAAGTGATAATGGGACGTTTAAGATTACTATTACTCCAACAACTGGAAACCCCATTATACAAAATGTAACTTTCAATAAAAACGATGAGAAGTTTATCAGAAAAGTATTCAATACAGATCCAACATTGACAAATTCTTCTGTAAGTTCAAATACGGAAGCGTATTGGCTAGGAAACACATTTGAATCCTCGGTACTAAAACATCTAACTTCTTCGCCAACTGACACTGATGCAGATTTCTTCGAGCTATCAAAGTACAAAGATTGGGCCAGAGATCATTCCGAGTCCAACACTGGCTGGATCGTCTCGCAAGCAAGTAAGGAGTCAAACACTGACTTTGATACAACGGATACAACTAAGTATTCTAATTTTGAAGCCCTCCGTTTGTTTAAGATTCACTCCCTTCGAGGCGGAGAATGGGAACAGAAAAACTTAAAAGTTTCTATTCAAGACATTAAACCCCCAGCCAACAGTTTTACACAGTATGGGACATTCTCTGTTGTAGTAAGGCAAGCAAACGACACTGACGTCAGACCAAAGGTTCTCGAAAGATTCACAAATGTAACTTTGGATTCTACATCAGATAATTTCATTGCTAAGCAAGTGGGCGATCGATATTACGAGTGGACAGAAGAAAACGGAGAAAAGAAATACAAAAGACTTGGAAAGTTTGACAACGTCTCCTCCTATATTCGTGTAGAAATGAAATCTGAGAACAATTCATATTATGCTGCCAAACATCCGTTTGGATTTGAGGGTCCAACAAAGTTTTACCCAATTGATAATATCAATGGCGGCACTGAAGATATTCAGTTCCCAACTTATCTCTTGAGAGAGTCGAGTGATATTGCAGGCGAAAACCTATCTGATGATTCTCAAGCATATTTTGGTGTAACGAACTATTCTCACAACGGCGGCTCCTTTGAAATCAACCACTCTTCAGATTACGGAGAACATTCTTATATTGTAGTAGGCGACACCTCTGCAGACGCCGATTCTCCTGAGGCAGCAGCCGGAACAAGTTTTATATTTACACTGGATGACTTAAAAATTGCATCCGGTGTAACTACTTGGGCTCCTGGAAACTTTAAGTCTGGATCCGCAGAATCAGAATCTTGGACAAACGGAGTAGAATCTCTACTGGCCAAACATGACCGGTTCACAATGCCGCTCCACGGCGGGTTTGACGGACTAAACATTACAGAAAAAGATCCCTTCAGAAACTCAATTACAAGCACTAACACTTCTTCTGCTTTCAAGAGTATAGAGAGAGCAATTAACACAGTTGCCGATCCAGAAGTTGTCGAAATGAACTTGATGGCTGCTCCTGGGATTAGTACTCCATCTTTGACCAAAAAGATGATTGACGTATGTGAGGCTAGGGGCGACGCTCTTGCAATCATAGATATTGAGAATGACTATGTAGCATCATCAGAGTCAACAGCGACAGAGGTTAACCGATTACCTAGTCCAACACAGGCGGTAACGTCTATGAAGGCAAGAAGTATGAACTCAAGCTACGGCGCATGCTTTTATCCATGGGTTACAGTCCGTGATGAAGCAAATAATAAATCCGTAGACGTTCCACCATCGGTAGCAATGATGGGCGTAATGGCCTCATCAGCAGCAAGAAGCGAACTCTGGTTTGCCCCAGCAGGCTTCACTAGAGGTGGTCTGTCATCCAACGCAGCAGCTGGCCTCCCAGTAGTAGACGTAAAATATCAACTGAGTTCCAAAGAAAGAGACTCGTTGTATGAAAATAATATTAACCCAATCGCTTCTTTTCCAAATGAAGGAATCGTAGTTTTTGGACAAAAGACATTACAAGTAACTCAATCAGCACTAGACAGAATTAATGTTAGACGCCTAATGATTTACGTGAAGAAAG